TGTAGTCTTCGTTTTGCGTTGTTGTCATGTTGCTCTTAGCTGTGTTGTTACAGCCCCACGACATTGCCCGCCTGCTGCGCTTGTGCAAGGTTCAAAATACTCTTGCTCACAGGTTCCGCGGCACCAGCGATTTGCTGCATCTGACGCTGTTGCTCCCGATCCTGCCGCAAGGTCTGAATCGCCTCCACAGAACGGATGATGCGACGCGGGACTCCGCGATAGTAAGCGGACTCCTGAATGAGCGCGTCCACGTCAATCGCATCAATCGCCTCCGGGTTGACTTGGAACATCGGAATGCTCTCCTGCATGAACCGCCCGATGGCCGTCGCCTTGGAACTGATCTGGGCGCGGGCGGCAATGGACTGGTAGGAGATTTTGAAACGCTTCCCCTGAAGAATCTGCGGGGCTTCCGGCAGCTTACGATGGGACGACAGAAGCTCAACCGTGCGGGAAAGGCAGGGTCCAAACTTCTCGTTGTTCAACCTACCGTTGACGCCACCCATCATCCGCAACTGCTGATCGACAAGCTCAGAGATTTCGTAGGCGGTCTGCCGCTCGGACTTCTGGTTGAACTTCACCCAATCGGCGTAGAAGCTCTTGCGAACGTCGTTCCGAACCATCTCCACCATCTCCATTGTGACGGGGAGCGAGCCTTCGTAGCGCAGGAACTCAATGTTCTCCGCGCCGGGTTCCTTGAAGATGAGAGAGTCCGGCCCGATCTTGATCTGCGGGGCAAAGCCGTCATTCGGAACCACCATCGGGGGCAGGACCGCCCGCTCTGCCGCTTTGAGCAGGGTGTATTGCATCCGGTTGACGAGGCGGATGGACGGCAGGCAGAGCATCGCGGGTCCGCGCCCGTAAATCTCTCCCGGCATCACCGACCAGCGGGTGGTGTGGTAGGGGAGGGAATCGTAGCCGCCCTCCGAGAGCGTCACGCATTTATCCTTCAGCACCCAGCAGGACGCGAACGGCTTGCCCTTGGCAGAGTAAGCCCCGGCAGAAGCGTCCTTACGCGGGTGAACGCTATGAATCACACACCATTTCTTTTCCTGCTTGGTATCGTTCTTGAAGTCGTCCCACTCGGCGGCTTGCGGGAATTGCTGAACGAGTTGGCGGGTGTCGTATTCAAGTTCTCGGCAGACGGAATCAATGGTGCCGGTCCAATCTTGGGAGAGGTAAGTGTCCGCGAGCGGGTGGGCGCGGAAAAGTATGTGGCCATTCTCAGCGTCCCATTCCTGGCCGAGATTATCCGTCCCAAAAGCGACGAGATCAGCGTTGGTTTCATAGACGGACGGATAAAACTTGGAGCGGCTGTTGGAGTATTCCGCATACACGATGTCAGCGACTTCCTCAAACCACTTGATCGCTTCCGGGTCGCGGTTCAGTTCAGGATCGCCGTCCGCTTCAAATCCAAACCAACGCTCAGTGGAGGGCGTCGTATTGCTGGTGAGGGCGTTGGTGAGTTCGTCTGCCGCTTGAACCGGCGTCGAGTCGTAGATCGCGGTGGAGCGAACATCGCCAGTAGTGCCGCGACGGTTGAAGTCGGCGGCATGAGGGCGAACGAGGTCTTTGATCTCCTGGAGGGTGGCTTCATATTCCTGCTTCTCCAGCTTCATCCGGTCGAACATCTGGACGACCTTCTTGCCCAACTCGTCTGGCTGTGGAGTCATCATGCTTTTGGATTGAGAAGGGTGGAGAGCAGGGAAGTAGGACGGTCGGGCGGGCCTTGCTGCGCGGTAAGATATGTGGAGGCAAAGCCGCGAGCCGCCCTTTGCCGCTCCAGCAACTTCGCCTTCGCCACATTCTCAGCGGCGTCAGTTGGCGATGGCGGGGCCGGAGGCTTCGGTGGAGCAGGGGTCTTTGGACTGCCGCCCTTGTGGAAATGAGTGGCCGAGATGATGGAAGCGGTAGGCATGGCGGATCAGTATTTCACGCTTGTAGAAACGTGGGCGGTTATCCCTTTCCCAGCCAATGAGCGGGAGAGCGTACGGCTCGAAACGGAAGAAGTGCGCGACGATGGCCGGGTCGTAGGCTTCACAAATATCGTTGTCGGTTGCTCCTGCTGAGGCGGCGGCGTGGACCCACCAAGCGTCGCAATCCTCTCTTTCAAAGCTGTAGTTCGGGTCTGTGATTTCTTCATAGGTCGCTTTACTATTTACCGCCCTGCCCATCAAAAAGACGGACGGCAATGAAAATACATAGCCCTGTAATAGATGGGCTGCAAGATCATCTTGGAAGGTATTACGGCAAGGCTCGTTTAGATAAACAGCCGCCATCCGCTCTATAGGACTCAGCACTTCGACCTCCCAAGCCCGCACTTTATCGCGTTTTCTGAATGCCATTCAATCCCCTCTTTTGAAGAATGCCAAGCCTTTGACTTTTTACGAGCCGACGCAAGCTGCTTTACATTTCCTTTCGATCCTATCCACTTGTTGCTTCTCGAATGAAGCCTCGCATGATCCGACGCCGAGATGAGCTCCAGATTTTCAAGCATGTTGTTCGACTTGTCTCCGTCCTTGTGGTGGATGTGGTGGCCGTCCGGTATCTTTCCGTTCCAATACGACCAGACGTATCTGTGCATGTAAGTTCCTCCCTGCTCAAATCCCAGCTTCCAATATCCGTTGGGTTTCTTGTGAAATCTCATTCCGTTAAAAATCTGAACGCCGTGAATTACGTTCTGAATCCTTCCACTATTTCTTTCACGCGCCATCCAGTTGTCATCAGAAAAATCTTCCCAACTTCCAACCGGAACGATCTCTTCTTGCGGCCTGACTTTTCTACCGATCCTTTGCTCCCAAAGCTCCCGATGAAGAAACCTTTGAAGCCCTCCCTTCTGGGAGCAGTAAAGATTTCTTGAAGGCCAAAACCAAAATCTATCACCGCCATACTCGCGGTAGTATCTGAGTGATTTTTTGCACAGAAGTTTTTCAGTCGGTTGTTTCATTCCAAAAACACTGACTCAAGCATCTGCTATTGCAACACCTTAAATCGTATTTTACCAAGTTGGCATTGCCAAGTCGGAGCAGTCCTCCGCTCTCTCGTATCTCTTCTCTCCTTTTGAAAGCCTGCTAAACTTTCTGTTCCAAGCAAAAATCCTAAAAGCGTCTGCCGGATTCGACGCCCAATTGTGAAGCGGAACGTCCTTGAACGCTTTCTTTCCGTCCATGTCGCCGTTCATTTGAAGTCGGGACGACAGCGGCTCTTTGCAGTAGCACGACAGCGCGTTGATCAGCCGCTCGCATTTCTCGCCGTCAATCCACAGCCTAGAAAAGATGGACCGAGATTGCTCAATACCATCTTCAACCGAGTGCTTCTGTGTAACCTTGAATTTGATTCCAAGCGCACGGGCAGATTCAAGGCGCGACTTTCCAGACGTGAACTCCCTTACGTCAATGTCCCAGGGCGCGTGATGAACTCCGTACACGTATTCCTTCTCTTTGAGAACACGGATGTAGTGAGCAAGTCCTTCACCGGAATTTTCATAATAGTCGATCAGTCTTTCTTCAAGCCCGTAAGTCTGAGAGAAAATTATTGCCGTAGCATCCCCAACTCCCAAGTCCCAACTCGTATCTACCGGCAGCTTCGGATCGTATGGAACGCGAGTTATCCTGCTGTCTTTGTAAGCCTTCGTCATCTCCTTCGCGTAATAAGCCCCTTCAATGGAGGACTCAAAAGAAACGTAAAACTCCTGCTGGATCATCTCTTCGCTCATCCCGGCTTTACGCTCGTTTTCAATGGATGCGTCAGAGATAACTGGAGAGCCGTCCTCGTCTTTCGCTTCAATCTGACTTCCATTTGCGATGAACAACTTTCCGTCACGTCTCGTCCCGTCACTTCCAGCCTTGCGAATATCCACAAACCATCCTGCGGTTTGAGCGTGTTTCAAAAGACGCCAACCGAACGTCTTTCCGCGTGGCGTGTATATGAACATCGACCACCCTCCATTCTCTGCAAGAATCGGCCTGATGTAATCCCAAGCCTTCGGGTCTTGAAGCGAATACTCCGAGAACACGCACCCCACCGGATTCGTTCCAACAAGGTTGTCCACGTCGTCAGTCCCCACCACCTGATAGATCGAGCCGTTCTTGAACGTTACCCGCATTTCGTTCATGTGAATCGACTCCACAAGTTCTTTCGGAAAAGCGTCGAGGAACTTGCGCCCCTCTCGGGTGAAGCCGTTCCACACGATGGCGCGGCCCTGGCGGTAAGTCGGAAGGAGATGCCAATACGTCCCCACTCGCTCAAAGACCTTCGTGGCAATCAGATTGATGGCGAACAAATCCTTGCCCGCCCGTCGATGCCAGACGCAGACAGCCCGCTTCCCTTCCTCCGTCCCCTGCATGTATTTCCACGCAGGGACTTGATAGGAGCGGAGGGCGTAGCGGTAAGGGAGGGAGATGTTCATTTTAAGATTCCAACCGACCTCAACAACTCAACCGGATAATTGGAGTTCAGTTCCGCCAATGTGTATTCATAGTCATCATCCGAGTTCATTTCTGCCTTGATAACAACAAACCTTTCAAATCCTTCACACAATCCAGACGGCTTCCCTGTTTCAACACCCCAAGGATTACGATTACAGTCACAGCAGAAATTGTTTTCTGCCCACTCCCAAGATCGTGTTCCGTCCACAATCTCTGTGAGTCCTGTTTTCGTATCAAGTACTGTAGCCCTCATTCCTCAATCATCTTCGGTTCCAGCGTTGCCTTGATCGGGATCGTGATCGCTCCGCTGATCCGCTTCTCGTCCGGGCTGTCGGCAATCTTGTTGATCGTGACGGTGATGGAGTGGTCGGTAGTGGAATGATTCTCGGAAGCGCGGAGCTTGGGATAAACAAAATTGGCTGCGTCCGCCATAAGTTCTTTGCGCCTCACAAGGCTCATTCGGAGACGCTTCTTCCCGTCTTCCGCGTAGTAGGGTTCCCAGCCGGTAGCGCAGAGTTGAGCAATGAAATCAGGATCGGCGTAGTCGGGGCAAGGCAGAGTCTCCTTGTACATGGTAAATAATTCATGGATAGGATCAATTCCGTGCCTGATCAGTAATTCTTTGAGGGTTGTCTTTGATAAATCTAGTCTCTTAGGACGCGGCATGAAGAAAATACTTGCCCCAAAGCGGAAGTTAGTCCAGCATCAATCCACTTGATCCGAAGCATAGCAATTTATCCCGCCCGTGGTTTCTATCTGGCATTCCGCTGGACGGATCAAGTCCCACGCGGCGGGGTTTTTGTTTATGAGAAAAGACCAAATTAGCAGATTCGATCCGAAAAACATTCGCAGAAAAAACGGAGCGGTGTCAGCGGAATACCAAGCGTGGACAAACATGAGGAACAGGGTCAAATCCGACAGGCTTCCAACCCGCAAAAGCTACAAGGAAAAAGGAATTAAAGTATGCAGTAGATGGGAAAGCTTTGAGAGCTTCCTTGAAGACATGGGAAATAAGCCAGCCGGAATGACTTTGGACAGAATCGACAACAATGGAGACTACGAACCAAACAACTGCCGATGGGCCACGCAAAAACAGCAGGTGAGGAACAGCGGGCGAACAACCCTCTCGTATCTGGATGTCGCAACAATCAAATCGTTGTGCCTATTGCGTGAGAGGCACAAATCAATAGCGGCAAAATTCAATGTCAGCACAGCTATTGTCCATCGAATTTCCCAAGGCCAAACATGGCGAGACATTCTTGCCATACCGTAGCACTACGGACTAGCCAAGGATGAAGTTTTCTGGAAACCTCTCCTCACAACTTATGAGCGCATCAACAATGACGGTTAAGGAAGTCAGGGACGCATTGAGTTTCTTTGACGAGACAGACAGGGTGATCGGAATCTTCCCTGAATACCAGTCCTCCACCGAGGACGGCGACGTAAAGACCCACCCCGGCAAGGGCTGGATTCACAGCATCAACAAGCACGGTTGCAGGACCGTGGCAATCAAAGTGAGTGACGAATGAAAGCTGACATCTCAAAGGAATGGCCGCTTGGAAGGCCGGAGTCCGTAACCAAATTCGTGAAATCCTTAACGGAAATCCCAGACTTCAAAACAAAATTGAGCTTAGATTCCGCCTTAACCCCGGAGGAAATGGCCATGCTAAACACGGAAGTAGAAAGGGTAATGAATGAAAACTGAACAACCCAAGCAACTCAAACGCTTCTTCAACAGGAACCAGATCATCGCCGAGATGGACAAGTATCGCTCTCGCGCAGAGGAGTTCCAGAAGCAGGGCGACGCCCACAGCAAGACCGCCGACGCCTACCGCGACGGCGGGATCAACGGTGACGACATCAAGCGCGAGCGTGATGAAGCCTCCCGCTGCTACAAGACGGCGAAGATGTATCGGGAGGGGAGGATGGAAACACTCAAAAAGGCGTTGGCCGAAATCGACACGCCCCCGCTCTTTCAAGGGCTGGAATACGCCACTGTAAAGCGATGACGCAACAACCTGAAATCGACGCGAAAGACCTCCTCGCGCAGCAGTGCTACGACTCGCTCGTTGCCACCATCCGCAACCGCGCCACCAGTGATTGGAAGTCCATCATCCGGGGCTTCATCGGTCAGAGTTACACTTTAGGTTTTTCCCACTGTCTCGGAATGCTTGCAAAGGAGGAGGCGAAATGATCAACGAACCAACATGGATGGATGTAGCGATGACCTTTGCGATGTTCTCTGGGATCGGATCGATATTTGCAATAATCGCAATCGGAATAGCAATAGCCTACTGGATAGATCGGAAAAAATCATGATCAACGGACCCGATTGGTGGAGGGAAGCGGACTGGACACAACAGGACGCCGTGATTGCCCGCAAGTTCAAGCGGACGGCAGGAGCGGTGTCGAGAGCGCGGGTGAAGCTCGGACTGCCCAAGTCCCCGTCCCACAAGCAAGGGGGAGGAAGGCGCGTGAAGGGGCTGGCAGGACCGGTGGATTGGGCGAAGATTGACTGGAGCTATAGCGACAAATCAATCTCGCTGAGTATCGGTTGTTCTCGTCAATCAGCGTGGTTGATGAGGAAGAAATATGCGAAGCAACTGAGACACGTATGACACCAACAAAGAGCGGACTGTATTGGGCAAGAACGCACGGATACAAATGGTTCAACCTGATTGCAGAAATTTCAGGGGAAGCCCCATTCCTTTCAATCGCCACCTACGATCTTATGCACAAAACCTTCTCCCACGACGTTCCTTCAAGCGCAATCGTTGAGTGGGGACCAGACATTTCAAAACCCAACCCGAAAACGGCATGACCTACGCCGAACTTAAACGCTCTCTCGGCATCCCTGAGACGCAACTTGAGCGCGGCTTCACAGCCGAATACTTCCACACGGTAACAACCTATCAGGAGCGCGGAGGCATTGACTACGACGTGAAGATGAAGAACACAGCAGAGACGCTGGGATTGAAGATGGAGGACTTCTCCCACATGAACCCCAGGAGCAGCAAGAATCGAGCAATCCTTGGCAATAAGGGAGGCAAGAGGGGCGGCGGCAGGAACAGGAAGAAATTCTGGATGAGGAGAGGATGGAAGAAGCCTGCATGACGAAGCTTGACGAATCGAGCTAGCGGCTTATGGTTGCTTCATGCGACAGTTTATTTCCGATTTTACAACCCCCGTTGGGCATTCGCCCTTTGTGCTTTCGCACGACTGTCGCAGGGCGGGGGTTGTTTTTACTGACTGCGACTATGGAAATTACCGATAACAGACTTAAAAACTTTTGGTCAAAAGTAAATAAAACAGAAAGCTGTTGGAAGTGGACAGCCTTCAAAGGGAATACCGGATACGGTTATTTTTGGGATGGAAAAAAGATGGAGAGGGCGCACAGAGCGTCTTGGATAATTCACAATGGAGAAATCCAAAAAGGACTTTGCGTTTTGCACAAATGCGACAATCCATCCTGCGTTAATCCGGGCCATCTTTATTTGGGAACCCAGCTAGACAACGCAAAGGACAGGGACTCAAAAGGAAGGGGCGTCACTCCCGCTCCCAGGTTTGGATTCACAAAGATTCCAAAAGAGCAAATAGTAAAAATAAGGGAAATTTACAAATCTGGAACCAAAACCCATACAGTGCTGAGCAGGGAATTTGGAGTTTGCAGAAACGTTATTGGTCGCGCAATGAGGAGACAGGGAGCATACAACATTGCATGAGTCGCTCTGATTTTGAATAGCTTGCAGCTTGGGCGTTGGTGGAGCAGGAGATTCTAACCTTTCGGACGGTAGTGCGGATCGGCCCCATCGCCATGCCGAAAGAACTGGTGATGAAGAAGTGCCGGAAGTGCAAACGGGAATACTACAACGACTGCATTGATTGCTCCTACCGGAACGGCGGCACGCTGAGGGAGAGGGGTGAATGGAACGAGGACACCCTCCACGGCTTCTCCCGCATGATGGCGAGGGACGAGATGGCGGAAACGCTGGGGTGGATGCGGGACTACAACAATCCGAATTTAAGGCGATGAGGAATCTCTACAAACATTTCCACGAAGGAGTCTGGTTCTCTGAAAACGGACACAAGGCTTGGATGAGAGGCGAAAGGCCGAAGTGCATGGACTTTGGTCCAGACCAGATTTGGGAGCATTACGAGCCGACCTGCGCCCATCATATCGCAAGGCCGATCTGTTCCACATTCACCCGCGAGCTTGTCATGTTCTATCGGGAGAAAAAGATTCCGTTGACAAGCTTCCCAACTTGAGCGAAAAGACTCGCGTGGCTAGTAACAAACATTCTCTCCGGTTGGAAAACGCGATGACCACGCGCCAGCCCTTCAACGCTACTAGCCACACTTTTCGCGTTGGTGACGGTGGAGTGGTCGTTTCCTTTCCTGACGGGCATGATGAGCAGGGAGAGCCTGCTATGGGTTGTCTTGCTGTGGTTACCCTCCAATCCCGACCACAGTTTTTGTTTCGCCCTGAGAAACACCTGTCAGGAGTTAATTTCCCCGTGCCTGTGCTGGCCGAGTCGGAAGCGTCAAGCCGCTCCACTGGTAACGTCGGAGCCAGAGACGAAGCGCGAGAGAGCAACTGCAATAACCCTATAAGCCGCAAGGCCATCGGGACTCTCGCGGCGGGGAATACCTTACGTGATAGACGGCAAACTGGGCGGGTCGCGCCCGCTACGCGCCGGAACCAAACGGTGAAATCCACGACCATTTCCAATCATGAGTTGGAAACTAGCTGGAGGTCCAGCAACCCGGTCGGAAGCTGTGAAATGCAGCGCGTGGCTCCATGCCGCGCCATGTTCAAAACTGTTCCGGTCAATACTTTCCCCGTGCCTGTGCTGGCCTACCGTAAATCTTCGAGCGCCTTGCGCACCTTGCAGAGCATGGAAGAACGGACAGCGCGAGAGAGCACTCAATCCGATGGAAGCCCGCGATTCACCACGGCCTCCAGGACTCTCGCGGCGGGGAATCACTCTCTCCAACTGCTGCTGCGGTTGGTTGGAAAAACAATCCCCTCTGCCCTGTCCGTCCCGGCGTGTGCCGGTGAAAAAGGGTGGAGGGGAACCTATTTGAA